TTATTAAACCGAGAGATGGTTGCGATTTAAATGAAATTTCGTATCTTTCGACCTTTGAAAACGTAGAATTGATTGCTGGCAGAAATTCTGGTCCATTTCTTTTTATGGGAATAAAAGAAAATTTGCAAAATCCAAATAAAATATTATTAGGATTTGGTAAAGTTGCTAATGATATGCCTTGGTATGGATTAGACTTAAAAGCGAAATATATTTTTACCCAAGACCTAAATGATCAGATTGTTGAAGAATCTTTACATAAGACTATAGAATCTCTAAGTTGTTGATCCTAGTATAAATATTAGAATTGAAATTACTTGCTAGTGTTGTATTAATAGTATACAATATACTGATAGAATACTAAATTGAGAGGTCATAGTGTCCACCAAAGTCTTGATTGCAGACAAACAAGGAACACCCAAAGAATGGGTCTCCCATCGCGCTGCAGCGAATTACTATATCAACGATAAAGTTTTGTGGGAAATTGGATCGCCAATTAAAGTGTATTATGGCGGTATCAATAAACTTGGGGAACAGTCATCTTTGACAATTTCCTCAATTGTTGGCGTCAGTGGACCAATCCTCGGTTCTAAATTTTACGATAAAGAAACAGTTTACGCAGAGCGCATGGTCATGTATGCTCGCGATCGGCATCTTTGTGGATATTGTGGAGATCAGTTCGAACCTGGAGAACTGACAATTGACCATGTGCAACCAAAATCTCGTGGTGGCAAAAACACTTGGGTCAATTGCGTGACTGCATGCAAACCTTGCAATTTACGCAAAGGCAACAAAACTCCAGAAGAAGCAAAAATGCATCTTTTGTATGTTCCATATGCTGTCAATATGTTCGAACGTATGATTCTTAAGAATCGTAACATTCTTGCAGACCAGATGGACTTCTTAATTGCAAGAGTCCCGAAGCATAGCCGAATCTTAATGAACTAGTAGAGCCTAAGTCATTGATTTCATTAGTGTTTTTTTCTGTTGCCTTTTACAGTGTATTGTAGTAGAATATTCTTATGCCGTAATGAAACGGTCTATATTTTGTAATGTTAAAGTGAGGTATTTAAATCATGTCTAATTCTACCCAAGCCCATAATCTCTATAATCTTCTCGTTGCTGCTGGTGCCAATGGTATTAGTCGCTCTGATATTGCTACGCATCTTGGCGTCAGCGAAGGTTCTGTTCCTGTTTATATCTTTGGTCTGAAGAAGTTCTTCAGTGCTGATATTGAGAACATCAAGAATGGTCGTAAGGTTGTCGCATATAAGCTGACCAATGCTTCTGATATTGAAGTTCCTTCTCATCGCCTATATCGTCGCAATGACAACGGTGCTGTTGTTCTCAGCAATCCCAACGCTAGCGTCACTAAGCCTGTCAAGGCAACTAAGACCAAAGTGACCAAGGCTGCCAAGAAGAAGGCTGCTAAGGTTGTGAATGTTCCGAAGCCGAAGAGCAAGAAGGTTGTTGTCGATGATGGTGACGTTGCCATTCTCGATAAGGATCTTGAGATCAGCGAGTTCACTGATGCTGAACTGAACGACATTCGGTCCACTCTCGGTCTGTAATGAATATTTTCTATCTAGATAAAAATCCTAAGCTTGCTGCAGAATACCACTGCGACAAGCATGTGGTTAAAATGATTCTAGAATCTGCGCAGTTGCTTTCGGCTGCGCATCGTCTTCTAGATGGAACATTAGTTGAGGGTAAAAAGCAGGTGGCAGGTTCTTTGCCTGCCCGCTGGCGAAAAACCAAAAAATGGGAGTTATCCGATGAACGTCAAAGAATTCTTTACAGCGCGAGCCACATCAATCATCCCTCTTGTGTATGGGCTCGAAGCAATATCGATCATTATCGTTACCTTTACGATCTATTTGTTTTCTTAATTATGGAATACAAATATCGATATAATAATAAATCGCATAAATGCGAAGAATTAGTCGATACTCTATTAGATTGTCCAATCAATATTGATTATGAAGCTCCTTGGCAAGATCCACCCCAGGCTATGCCAGAAGAGTGTAAAGTCGAAGGTGACGCTGTCTCCGCATATAGAAATTACTACATAATGCATAAGTCGCATTTTGCGAAATGGACTCGATATAAATACAGTTATGGAATATGCATTCAAAGTAATAAAAACTGGTGAAATCGTAAGATATGACATGAAAATGTCTGAGTACGATGCCTTTAAAAAAGATAATCCTCATCTAGAGCGTTATCATGAAACTGTTCCAATGAAATTTACAGACGGCGATGCTGCTGGAGATAGTGGCTTTAAGTCTAAGATGGATAATGGCTTCCAAGAAGTCTTGTCTAAAATTGCAGAACATCATCCTGCAAGCGAGTTGGCGAAAAATACCGATTTCCACAAAAGAAGTAGCAAAGAAATTAAAACTCGCCAAATAATGAATAAATTCGCACAAAAATCAGGAAACCAAGGAGTTAAATTCTGAAAGTCAAAAAAGTTCGATCCACAATTTGTCTTATATAATGTATCATTTGTCTGGTCGCGAAAAGAGCAAAGACCTCGTGAGTGGTCTTGTGCTCTTTTTTTCATTTCAAAAACCGATAAAAGAGAGAAACCATGGCAAAAGCAAAAAAGAACGTACAACAACATTTTTCCTTACGCAAGATTCAGCCGCTCACAGCGAATCAAGAAAAAACATTTAAAGGATATGATACAGGAAAAAATCTTCTTCTTCATGGCGTAGCTGGTACAGGTAAAACATATATCTCGATGTACCTTGCTCTACAAGAAGTATTGAAGACTGACAGTCAGTATAATAAGATTGTTGTTATTAGAAGTGTTGTGCCTTCCAGAGATATGGGATTCTTACCAGGATCCGCTAAAGATAAAGCCAAAGTATACGAAGAACCATATAAAGAAATTTGCGATGATTTATTTGGTAGAGGGGATGGATATGACATCCTAAGAATGAAGGGTCTTGTTGAGTTTGCCACAACATCATTTCTTCGAGGTGTAACATTTAGAGACGCTATTGTGATTGTTGATGAATTTCAGAATATGAACCTTGCCGAACTTGATACCGTAATTACAAGAATCGGCAACAATTGTAAGATAATTTTCTGCGGCGACATTCGTCAGTCAGACTTTGTAAAGAAAGAAGAACGTCAAGGTATGTTGACTTTCATGAAGATTATAGATAAAATGAATCTATTCGATAAGGTTGAGTTTGATGTCGAGGATATCGTAAGAAGTGCCCTCGTGAAGAATTATATAATTTCCAAATTAGCAGTAGGTATAACTTGAAACAATTTAAACATGATTTTGTAACCCTTCCTAAGATGCAGCGCATCAACGAAGATGGTAGTCGTTATTATTTGACCCCAGAAGGGAACCGTTACCAGTCAGTTACAACGCTGACTGGTAATTGGAATAAGAAAGCCATTCTTGAATGGCGTGAGCGTGTCGGGGAGAAGAAAGCGAATGAGATCTCAACTCGTGCCGCATCTCGCGGCACGAGTCTCCATAAGACTATTGAGCAGTATTTGCTAAATGAGGAAGTCGACTTTGGTCCTAATCCTCTGACGAAATCTCTATTCCACAGAGTTAAGCCGATTGTCGATCGACTCGATAATATCAAGTTGGTCGAAGGTACGATGTATAGCGACAGCCTACGATTGGCTGGAACTACTGACTGTATTGCTGAGTATAACGGAAAGTTGGCTGTTGTCGACTTTAAGACTTCTACGAAGGCGAAGAAGAAAGAGCATATCCCGAATTACTTTATGCAGGGTGCTGCTTACGGTAAGATGTATGAAGAACTCTATAATCAAACTCCCGAGATCGTTGTAATTATGATGGCAGTCGAAAGTATGCCATATCCAATTACCTTTATCGAACCATATGAGAAGTGTAGTGTAATGCTAACTGATTTCATGAAATCTCTTGACTCACAACTACTTTTATAGTATAATATAAATAGATCTATAATTTACACCTAAAGGGGCTAATGACCATGTTTTACGTTTTTCTCGCGACATTAGTCGCTTCTGTGCTTGCGACTGCATATTTCATCTATTCTTCTTTCAAGAATTCAAAGAAAGATTCTGATAATGAACAGGCATTTAACGACCTATACACTGACTCTCTTGCAAAAGAGCTCGAGGCTCAGAAAAAGTTTGAAGCTGAATATTACTCTAATATCAACGATGTAGTTGAGTTTGAAGCTGTAGAAATTCCTGAGCCTATTGTGACTGAAAAGAAGGTCGCAAAGAAGAAGGCTGTAAAGAAGAAGTCTACGAAGAAAACTTCTAAGAAAAGAACAGCCAATAAAGTTGTTAAAGATGAAGAAGTTTAAATCTTGGATCAACGAACAAATGTCGACTGGCGGTAGTGTCAGGGGAATGGGCTACGTTAGTGGCAGTGGAGATGGAGATTCTCCAAGTTACCTCGATAATAATATAGCTGATGCTGATACTAGAAATAATATTATTAAGGCTATATCCACACAACATGTAGATATGCATAAATCGACTAAGGCTACAAAAGGCAAATAATTGAAATGGTAGTAAACTCTTAAGTAAAGGCATCTTGGACGGGGGTTCGATCCCCCCCAGCTCCACCAAAAGCATACTATAGAAACACATGAGCAGGTTTCTAACTATCGCTGGTTACGACAATCGTAAGTGAGTATAGGTAGTATGCTTTTGATGGGGCTGACAGGTTTCGACAGGGTGAGTAATAGGCAAAGGGCTACCCGAGAGGCGACTGACGCAATCAGCGCAAAAAAATGTAAATGCAAACGATAGCAATTACGACCTCGCCTTGGCTGCTTAAGCCATAGCATGAGTTTTCGGTAGGTTTTCTTGGAAACAGAATAAACCTACCACTAACTAAGGAGACAAAGTGAAATCTGTATCTATGAGCGCGCTAGAAATGGTGCGTATGTGCGTCTTTTTGTTCTTTTTTTCTGGTACGTTTTTTCTTGCTGGTGAATTGTACCACGCCAAGGTTCGTTACGATAACCTAGAAAATGAGTTATATAACGATCAGAAATCTGCTGATGATATTATCAAAGATCTCCGCAAGAAACTTTCCCATGTAGATTTCATTCGAAATGAGACTGAATGTCTCGCTAAAAATATCTATTTCGAAGCTCACACTGAAAGTCGCGAGGGGCAACTGGCTGTTGCTACTGTAACTATGAATCGCGTTCAGAGCCATGTATTTCCAGGCACTGTTTGCGGAGTTGTACTCGATAAAAGTAGCAAGGGTTGTCAGTTCTCTTGGGTGTGTGACGGTAAGACTGATATCATCAATAACCGACGAGAATACAAAGAATCCATTGAACTTGCTGAAGAAGTTTTGCTTTCTAGGAAAAGATCGAGTATAATATCTTCTGATGTGTTATATTATCACGCCGATTACGTCGACCCATACTGGGCTAAAACCAAAAAATATTTTACTAAAATTGGTGCCCACTTGTTCTACAGAGGTTAATATATGATTGTTGATAATGAAGTGAAATTAGATTATTCTGACGTTCTGATTGTTCCAAGGGAATCTGAACTAACTAGCCGCGCCCAAGTAGATTTAAATATTGACCATTACGGTAAGTTTGTTGTGCCAATCATTGCTGCTAATATGGATGGTGTTGGCACTTTTGCCATGGCAAAAAAGCTGGCTAAGTATAAGATGATGACTGCTCTCTCGAAGCACTATTCGCTCGAAGATCTAACGGAGTTTTATGCAGATGAAGATTCACATTACTCATTCTATAGCATGGGCACTAACGAAGACGATTATCTTAAGTTTGTTGAGTTTGATCGGGTTTGTGCTGATAATGACCTTTGTAAGCCCATTGGCTTATGCATTGACGTCGCTAACGGGTATACTCGTAATTTTGAGGCGTTCGTATCGAAAATGTCGGAGAATTATCCGAGTTATGTTTTAATGGTTGGTAACGTTGTTACTCCTGAAAGAACTGAGCGTCTAATTGAGGCTGGTGCTGATATTGTTAAGATTGGAATTGGTCCTGGTTCAGTTTGCACTACTCGCAGACTGGCAGGAGTTGGATACCCTCAATTCTCTGCGGTTCTAGAATGTGCTGCCGCTGCTGATGCCGCAGGTGGGTCAATTGTTGCTGATGGTGGTGTTACCTGCCCAGGAGATGCTGCTAAGGCATTTGCCGCTGGTGCCAAGTATGTTATGCTTGGTGGTATGCTTGCCGCTCATGAGGAAGGTCTCCCAGAAGACCATAAAGATAAGTCCCTATATATGAGCAATGTCCCATTCTATGGGATGGCATCAAAAGCAGCTCAAGAACTTCATAATGGTGGTGTTGCAGAATACCGAGCTTCCGAAGGAAAGGAAGTTATCCTGAAATATCGTGGACCCGTTGATGATACTGTGAAAGAACTTCTAGGTGGAATTCGTTCCGCTTGTACCTATGTCGGTGCAGAAGATATTTCGCAGATGTATCGTCGGGCAAAATTCGTTAAGGTCAACAGGGTGTTAAACAATGTCTTTGGCAATGCTATTTGATTCGGTAGTCGTAGAGCAATCTACTAATAAAAGAGAGATAATCTTAATGGCAACAAAGGAAGAAAAACTAAACTTTTCTTTACGAATAGAAACACTAGCAGCCACATTAGGAATTTCTTATATTGAAGCAATCACCCATCATTGTGAAGAGAGTGGGTTGGAAGTGGAGATGGCAGCAACTTTAATCAATGATAGTTTAAAATCTAAAATTGAATGTGAGGCTCAACAGCTAAGATACTTGCCGAGAGCTTCTAGATTGCCTATATGAACGGTTTCGACGCCTTTCAGATATACAATTCTGTTCGCTTACATTTTCTCAATGATGGATTTGATTACTTTCGGTACAATGGTAAGTCAAGGCTTTCACTAGAAGCCTTTGAGAAAAAGAAAGACAAATACCTGTTTCACAAAATTGCTAGAATGTTTGCAGAAGAAGAGTTACCATACTTCTATGCCGTAAACTTTCTAAAGAATGATAAAGTTTGGGTTAACTCTTTAGTCCAGGATGAAGCATCCCAGAAGTTTAAGAGTTGGGTCAAATGGCAGCAAGCAAGAACTCATAACTTTAAAGAGGACTTGATTAAGCTTGCTGAAATGGATTTCGGTTCGTTGATTGTTTGTAAAGATAACCAACATCCCGAATTGTTGAATCTTGTATTTCAAAATGAAATAGATTATGATACGCTGGTCATGTTAGACCATTTTATCAAGTTTACAGAATCTTGGAATAAGAAGATAGGTGATGACTTTATTTGGGAAGAGTTTTACAAGAAGTTTAAAAAGTACAAGCCATTCTTTACAGGTTACGCACCTTTGAGTGAGCCTCACTATGTAAAACTTCTTAAAGAATATTTGACTCCACCGAGTAAATGATATATAATATAGTTGTTATGATGATAATTGGATAAGTCGCATACTTTTAATACTACGCATAAGGAATATACAAATGAATCTTAGTTCACTAAAGAAAAAGTCCTCGTTCGACAAACTCACCAAGGCTATCGAAGGTCTTGGCAATCAGAAATCTGGCGGTAGCGATAACCGCTTCTGGGTTCCTGATGTTGACAAGGCAGGCAATGGCTACGCAGTAGTTCGTTTCCTCGATTCCCCCCAAGTTGATGGCGAAGACGGCATGCCTTGGGTTCAGCTCTTCAATCACGGTTTCCAGGGTCCAGGTGGCTGGTACATCGAGAACTGCCTCACTTCTATCAATCAGAAGTGCCCAGTTTGCGAGCACAATACTTCGCTTTGGAATAGCGGCATTGAATCTAACAAGGATGTCGTCCGTAAGCAGAAGCGCAAGTTAACTTATATCGCTAACGTTCTGGTCCTTAAGGATCCTGCCAAGCCTTCCAACGAAGGTAAGGTTTTCCTCTTCAAGTTCGGTAAGAAGATCTTTGATAAGATCAAGGAAAAGATCGAACCGCAGTTTGAGGATGAAAAGGCAATCAATCCATTTAACTTCTGGGAAGGTGCAAACTTCAAGCTCAAGATCCGTAACGTCGAAGGCTATCGTAACTACGATAAGTCTGAGTTCGATAGTGTTTCGGCACTATTTGACGGTGACGATCAGGAAATTGAAAATGCTTGGAAGGAAGCACATTCGCTGAAGGCATTCTTGAGTCCTTCTGACTTTAAGCCTTACGATGAGCTTAAGGCTAAGATGAATCGCGTTCTTGGTGTTGGTGGTGTCAAGCCCCGTACTGCGAGCGTTGAGGATGTCGAGATTGATGAGGAAGTAAATGTCCCAACCACTGATAGTGGCGACGATGATACTCTTTCCTACTTCAATAAGTTGGCTTCTGAGTAATCAGAAACAAAACGTCCGAATTATGTACGCTTGTGGATGACCTTGCATCCCACCAGTAAAATGGGGCGGTTCCAGTGACGTTTTAGGGGAGACAGAAATGTCTCCCCTTTTTTACATTCTATAAATTCCTGGATGCACTACAGGGTGGTCGAAGATTGATGCAACATAAGTTGAAACTGAGATCTCATCATTTCTAACCTGGATGTATTCAGGTTGAGTACTCTTATTGAGTTTTCCCAATACCGCATCAAAACCAGCCTTCATCATCTTAGGAAGTTCACCTTGGGGTTGTGAATTTACAACAGAAACTTGAGCTGGCTTATCTTCCTTTAATGCTGCATTCTCAGAAGACAATGGAGCAACTTGCTGTTCTTGTTTATTTGGAGCTGGAACTGGTTCCTGTTTAGGTGCTGCAGCTGGTTCTTGTTTAGATGCTGCAGCTGGAGCAGAACCGAGTTTTGCCGATACTTCTGGTGGCAGCTCCTTTCTACTGACAATTTTACCATCAGGACCTTTAAATTTACCAGGACCAACTAGTTCATAACCAGTTCCCTTTAATTTCTCATTTATTTTTCCTGATGCAGAACCTTCTCCTGCGTGTGCAGCTTTATTGCCTTCTGCATTTTGTCCAGTTATTGCACCAACACCTGAAGCACCCCAATCGCTTGCCGCTCTTCCAGTTAATGCTTCTGTTCCTGCATCAATTCCTTTACCAACAGCATATCCTACTGCCCCCGCGCCAGCTACTGCAGCAATTGGTCCAGCTAATCTTAATAGCGGACCAAGTAACTTGCCAATTCCACCAAGTAAAGAACCCATCAAACCACCAAGAAGTGCTTTCAATAAACCACCCTTACCGTCCTGCATTTCTTCAAGCTTCTCAAGAATTTCATCTAACTTATCGATCATCATCTTACGATCTTCACCAGAAGCTTCTGCAGATTGTGCTGCGGCTGATTGAGCTGCGCCTTGTTCAGCTAACTGTTGAGTAGAAGTGTCATTGTTTGGAGTTACTTCTGATGTCTTAGGGTTAGCCTCTGATGTCTTAGGATTAGCCTCTGATGTCTTAGGGTTAGCCTCACCATTTAATGTTTGAAACGCAGCTTCCTGCTGGTCTTTGTCACCAAACTTTCTTGCAATCTTTAGTGAATTCTTTTCACCCACAACCATTTTGGTTGCGCCAAATAGTAACTTTTTAAACTTGCTCTTTGAACCATATCTCATTACGTCTTGAGCTTTTTCTATTTCGTCTTTGCGTTTTGAGTATTCCTCAAAGTTTTTTGGCTTGTTCGGATCGTCTTGTTGGCCACCACCTTGCTGTGGAGCTCCTCCAGAAGAATCTTTCTTAGAAGCAATTAGTAGAAGACCCTCATCTTGCAGTTCTTTCTTTATTTGCTCAACTAATCCTTTAGCAGTAGCCTCGTCAATTTTGTCGAGCTTTTGTCCTGACGGCTTAGAAGTTAGTTCTAGGTTATCATTTAACTTTCTAGCGTCCTGCTGTTCTTTTTTAGCAACTAGATCTTGATTGCCCAAAAATGCAGCCTTCGACAGCGCCTTTTGATAGTCGCTGTTACCACCACCTTCTTTAGAAGCAATTCCTCCAGCTAGTCCAGATTCTTGAACTCCAGTGACCTGTTTACCTTCCGGGGCAAGAGGGTCAAATCTAAATGTTTGAGCATTTTGACCCTTACCGACTGTCATATCTCGAGGTGAGATTCTCTTTTCAATCCTGTCTATAGTTTCTTTAATTTCAGGTATATCTTTCAAAGCTTCTTTAACTTGATCAATAACTTTCTTGAGTTCTGCTTTAACAACTCTTTCGGTTTTATTATTGATTGACTTTTTTGTAGATTCTAATTTTTTGTTTATCTTTTCTGATTGTTGCTGCAAGGCTGCAGCATCACTGCTACCTGATTGATTTTTATCACCTTGATTTCCATATAGTGTTTGAAATGCTTCTTCTTGTAATTTCTTATTGCCAAATTTACGCGCAATTTTCTCAGCATTCTTTTCGCCAACAATAGAAGAGGTTGCACCAAACAATAATTTTCTTCCTCCAGAAGTGCCACCATAACGCATAACGTCTTGAGCTTTTTCTATTTGATCTAATCGACTCGAAAACTCCTCAAACGATTCGGAGCCTTTTGCAGCTGCTGCTGGTCGAACACCAGGGTTGGTGTTTAGCTGTGAAGAAATATTTTTTAACCCAATACCAGCTGAGGACTTTCTCATCTTCTTTTAGCCTTAATAGTTTGATTAGCCAACTTAATTTTCTCATTCTCTTCTTTTATGTGTGCAGTTAGAAGATTGACGTAGATGTCTCTCTCCCAAGGCAGCATATTTTCAAGCTCAGTCAATGAATATTTGTGATGGTGTATTAATGTAAAATTCGTCGTATAGTATGTCTTCAAACAGTCATGACCAAAGCTTAGAGAAAAAAATCGTTGAGACCCTCCAGCACCATATTGTGCTCAAATCCGCATCTAGGGCAATTATGCTTTTTAGAATATTGGACTGTAGGTGTGGTCTTTGTGAAAGATAATAACTTATCATAATCATTGCTTGATAGGTTATTGACAAATTCTATGAGTTCTTCTTCTGAAGATTCATCAGCATCAATTACACTTTCTTCATCAAAAATTTTGTCGATACAGTCGACCATTAACTTCACTTGCACTTGAACTGGATCTTCATCTTCTATCTTTAATTGATTGATAGAAGGATATCTCATCAATGCACCAACCTTATTGTTGAACATAATCTTTTTATTTTCAGCAAGGTTAATAATTTGCACTTCATTTAAAAGATCGACAGACATATCAATTACCATATCGCATTCTTTTTCTTCAACGATATTTTTACACTTGA